GTTTCAAACAACGCTTGTTTCTTGATACTTGTTTCACGTATAACAGAATAATAAGATGATGCGATAACCATGTTTGTTATATCGGTTGCGGTACTTGTATTCTGTACACTCAGGCCTGTCGGATCTTTGAAGTATGTACTGAGCATTCCAATTTGCAATGCTTTACGATTCATCGCTTCTATGAAACTCTTTCTACCACCAGGATAATCAGATGCAATCGTTTCTGCTGCACCATTATCACTACGAATCAACATGGCATGAAACAAATCGTTTCTGGAGTATTTTCGTTTAGGTAAAGAAGTGCTAGCCAGTGGTTTCAATTCTACCATACGATTCAGATCATCGTCATAATCAAGTGACACCATTGCAGTCATCAACTTGGTTATGCTGGCTAGTGGACGAACATCAGAAATTTTATGATTATATTCAATCTTATTCTTACTGACATCCATATGCATCACGGATGGTTCTTTTGCAAATACACTCGCTGATGCCAGTGCAAATAGAATGAGTATTTTTTTCATTGTAGTATTTCTTTGAGTTTAAGTTTTAGTCTCACCTCATCATAAGATATAAATGGTTCATATTTGACTATACGTTTTCTGATTGTTGGCCAACGAATAGTCTCTGCGATACATTCATCCCAAGTTTTTACAAAGCCGAGAATCATGTCAAGTACGCATAGAGTTTCAATTTGAATTTCTCTACGCAAATACTTCAGTAACAATGGAGGATAATCTCCATCTTTACAACGCATCAGAGCATTTTTATCTTCAACACCTTCAAAGACATTTCTAATATCATTTTCAAAAACATAGGTCAATGATTGTAATGCTTTCTGACGGCGCCTGTAGTTATCGATAGCACCATCGTTCAGCAAATCACCAACCCACATTTGATCGTTTTCCACAAAGTTTGCAACAAGAAAGTTTTTCATTTCTTCCTTGTTTGGATACTTGCGTGACAATTTATAGAAGTGATACTTGTCTTTTCTTTTTTCAAACGAGTCAACGCTTATGTTACTTTTACCGTTGTATTTGAAAAAATCATAGTTTCCAGTAAAATGTAACTTCAGTGCATTATAAAGTTGAAAGGTTTCATAAGCAGTAATCATATAGGTAATTTATTGGTCTTTGGTAATAGATTCAAGTCCATCGCATCACTCTCAATCTTTGCTTTCAAATTTTGATTAATAAGTGTCGCAGCGACTTCTATTTCAAGTCCAGTTTGTTTACAATGTTCAACAATCGCTTCTATGTAATTGTAGTCGGTTCGTGCAACCAGTTCATCGATTGCACGAGCGAACTTCATCATTTCATCTTTAGTCGGCATCAGAATTTAACTTTTGCAGAACCAAGAGTACCTGGCATTTCCATAGACCAAGATTGAATCTGTTCACTGGTCAATGGTGCCATAGTTGGAGCAGACCACTCAGTCCAAGATTTGGTTGTCAATGTAGACAAATCAGTTACGGTAAATGACGACAAATCAAAAGTAGTCAGTGCTGGTATGTTAGCACTGGTCAAAGAATAACTATTGTTCCACTCATACCATCCCTGTTCATGTTCAGAATGTTTTGGCATACTTGCAGGTTTTGATTCACCAAATGGCCAATTGTTGTTTGGAATATTGCTGAAATCAAACTTCGGTTGTTCATCTTGTGCAGAGTTATATTCAATAACATCAATATCACCATTGATTTCATAACCACATCCTTGCAGAAATTCTTTGAATCTTGCAAAGATATCACCAAGATATATTTCGTTACAGTTCATTTCCAAATGACGTTCGCCATCATTTGAATCTAATCGAAATGTAAAATTATGTTTATCATTGTAATCGTCATAGTAACTCATTATTTCACCACCGTTTCATAAAGTTGGACAAATTGTTCATTGGTTGTTACTTCTTCATCATAGTTCTGTTTGTGATAAACACGAACTAATTTATTAAGCAATCGTTTTGGAATTTCTAGTTGTTCAGAAATTTCAGCGATCTCTGCCTTAATTAATTCTTTCTCTGCTTCCATACGTGTCAGTGAATCTGAACAAGTCTTTAACAGAGAAAGAAGTTTCTTCTGGTCTGCTGGATTACTCAACGAATTGATACTCAATTGTTGTACTGCCATAATATACTCCTTTTAGTTTATCGTCTTGGTGCGTCAATTGATTTGTTTGATATTGCATATGCTACACAGATATTATCTTCTCCTTTTGCATATGAACAACGAACTGCTAATGGATCGATACCTTTATTAATTGCGGCTTCAATATTTGTTGCCATTAGTTTTCTATCCGAAATTGCATAATAAACTAACGAAAATATGAAAGTAAGCAAGACCACAGTCAAGCATACTATCAATATCGTGTTCTGTTTATTAGATGTACCTTCCATTTTTATCTCCGTAAAAAATGTGTCTACCGATTTGAATATTTTTTGGCAGTTTCCAGCCAGGGTTGACATAATCTGCATGATAATACAAAGCTCCTTTAGATGGATCCTTCATTCGGTCATGATTCAAATAAAAGTTTACTGCCATATCTTGAATTCTATTATATACTGGATTGTTAGTTCTTGTCAAGACTTGATTGGTTGACATGACGTATGGTTTTGTTTCACACCACCATGAGAACTGACATGTTGGTCCAGTCTTTTGTTTTACTACACCACAAATAGTATCTGGGAACTTGCCACTTTTTACTCTATTCATGGTTACAAATGCGACAGCAAGTTGACCGACTTCCGGTTCATATGCTGCCTCAAAGTATATGTTTTCTGCAAGACAAGCGATTTCACGCTTTGCGTCAGAAGTGAGATGATGTAGTTTTATATCTACACCTTCTAGTGATACAATACGAACTGGTTTTCTATCAAGAACAAATATTCCGATTAAACTCAATACAATTGCAAACGTTGTTAAAATAAAAAAATTTGAAACGAGTGTGTTTCGCATATTTTCTCCTTAGTAGTTAGGGAGGTGCCGAAGCACCTCTTGTCCCGATCAGGCAGACTTTTTGCTCTGTGTCTTTTCTGCTGTAATATTCGAAACGAAACCATTCAAGGCAGCTGCCTTATTGATGATATCTGTTTCTGAGGGATATGTTGGAAAGGCTGGATGATCTGGTATTGATTGTCCGTTTAATTTAGCGGACTCTACCTTCACTTGCCATTCATTGATTAGCCGCTCTTTACTGGAATTATAATCTTCCAATAAAAGTTCTTTGGCCATTTTTAAAAGTTCGAGACGGATCTCGAATGGTGTAAGATTGCTCATAATTTCTCCTGTGTGTGTATTACTGGCGATTGTGTGTGTGGATGCCAGTCTTTTATTTAGTAATTTTTTTCTTCGACTAATTTTTGTCTGCGATGATACTCTTTTAAAATAAATTTATGTACACCTTTTTTCATATTATTAAAAAGAAATGCCTGTTCCTGTTTTGATAAATTTGAAAAATTAGGCTCTATAATATTTAAGACAGCTAAAGCGATTTCTTTTTGTGTTTTTCTATCAATCTTCATCATCAATCCCACAATCCACGGTAATATTTTCCAAACAAACGGAATCCATTATCCATGCGATCATATACTTTACGCAAACCGTCATAGTCGCATTTGTATGTGTGATTAGGACCATGTTCCATAGAAAAGAGTGTGGGTTTTCCATTCGCATCCCACTCACAGGGAACATGAATAGTATCAAACTCTCCAGAACTATATTGATTTTCCCATGAGTCATCTACAAGATGTTCAAATGCAAAAATCATTTCATCAAGAACGTAATTCCAACGATCATGTATGTTATTATATTTTCCGAAATGCGGTCCTTCTAGATTCGGATCTTGATTATAAAAATCAAATGTAAGTTGTGAATCCCAATCTTCAGTTGTAGTTGTTCGCATATGTTCTGGAACATCTTCAAGATCAACTTGAGGTGAACCATGTTTAGTTACCTTAAGTTGTTTCAGCATTGGAAGAATGATAGGTGCCAATGTAGAATCCATTGACCATGTATCGTAACGATCAATCTTTACATAATTGATTCGCGGATGAACTAAATCAAGAAACTTTTGAAGTGCAATACTTATTGGTTCAAGTATGTTTGAGAGTTTATCGATGATCGGTTCATCGTAATCAATCTCACGCCAAAAGAAAACTTTCTCCAGTATTGTGTATGGAGAAATCCAATGGTCACGATAATTAGAAAGATATATCTTCATTTTAAAAAGTATAAAAGAGAAAAGCCAAGCACAGCAATTAAACCAAATTTAAATGCTGCAAAAATTATGTTACGGAAAAAATAGATCAAAAAAATAAAAACGATTAATGTTACTGTTGATGGATCACCCGATCCCTGCTCAGTATATGTTGGTTCAACTGCTTTTTGTTCAATAACGAAAGGCATTTTGTCACCTGTTCAATAATAAATGGTGGGAGTGTTTTGGTAATAAGGTACACCCCCTCAAACCCCAAGTGAGTTACGCTGCTAGGCGATCCTCACCATAAAATGCGTCATTTGCATTTATAGATTTGCTTGATTTACGGTCATCGCCTACCGTGTTGTCCATATCCTTACTCATTGCCCTGTCGAAACCAGGTCAGCCCCATCAAAAGCACACAATCCCCACTAGAGCCCTCAGAGGTTTCTTTCATCTAGGACAACTATGTGCTTATGGTGGAGCTGGGCGGAATCGAACCGCCGTCCAGAACACCTTTCATTCTACTTCATACAACAATTCTTTTAATTGCTGACAATACTCTTGGCACTGTCCACAATTATGATCGCACTGCATAACACGTTCGATCATTTGTTCTTTTGTTTCAAAATCTGTTTCTTTAATGTTTCTGCAAACACAAACAATCACTCACGACCCCATTTAACTTTCAACCATACACGTTCATGTATGTAATGTGCTATCGTCATAAAAATATTTATTATGATTGCACCCTGTATTCCAGTCCATGCAGCAGTAACCAGTGTCGCTACTATTCTCCAAGTAACTGCTCTGGTCATTGTTCTTTTATGCGTTTCCATATTCTTCCTATTATATCTTAC